CAGTCGCCACAACAGGCGGGGGCAACTACGGGGGCGGTCGAGGCGGCGGACTTGTCCCATCAAGTAATGGACCAGCCCACGGGGGAAATTCGTTTGGCGGCCTCAAGATTGCGGCTGGCGTCGGAGCCGCTGCATGGAACGGAACTCCAAGTACGCAGGACGCCGTCACTAACCAGTCCATGCTGTTCCAGACGGCGTACTCGACAGCGGGTCCCTACCAAAACAAAGCAACCAACCAGAGAATTCTTCAAGGGATAAACAGTGGATCTTCTGGAACATTTGATCCTGTAGCAGCGTCTGCGGCCATGACGGCCAGCAGTTTCACCATGAACATGGGTAAGACCCAAGATGAAATGCTCACGACTGCTGGATTTATGTACCAGATGACAGGGATGAACAACGTCGCTTCCGTTCAGGGATCAATGGCCCTTTACCAAGGCTCTACAGGAATATCGGACAAGTTACTAGGAATCGGTATCTCTACCGTCGACTCAAAAGGTAACCTCAAAGATGTCGGCGCGGTTATGGACCAGTTGTGGAGCCGTTGGTACCCCGACAACAACGTCACAGAGGCGCAACTAGACCGAGACATAGCCATGGGTTTCGTAGGGGCGGACCTTAATGAACTGTACGGACAGCAGCCCGCACTCTACGCGCAGGCAATCCAATTTCTTAGGTTAAAAGTCAAAGAAGGTGGCCGCAAAGGAATTCGACTAGGACTCAAAGAAGGAAAAAATAGCGCTACAGAGTTGGCCAAGAAGTACGGCCTTAACGAAAATTCTTCACCCATGGCAGCAACGGGTGACATCAACACAAACTACGGAACCATGGTCATGGACTCCAGCGAGGGACTTCTCAGTGGGTTCGTTGCAGGTACCAACGCAGAACAGGTGACCTCCTCGCTGGTATCACAGTTCATCGACGTCACCGGAGTTGTTAGTGACTTCGGTCTGGCGCTCAAAGGAGTCACGCAGACCGCGACGGGTGGCAACACTCTAGGCCCTATTTTATCTGGAATCATAGGCGGCGGCGTCGGTTTTCTCATTCCCGGGTTTGCTGACGGGGGACCGATCAAAGGCAACGGCGGATCTACACAAGACAACATCAGCGCCAACGTCAGCGCTGGTGAGTACGTCGTAAATGCCAGAGCCGTACAGACAGTCGGCGTTGATACGCTAAACAAAATAAACTCCATGGGTCACGACTTTGGTTCTGGTTTTGCCAGCCCTTCAAAATCGTTCAGCAAAGGTGGACTGCAGGGGGAGCAAATTGTCGCGTTTGCCAGTCAATTTGTCGGCACCCCGTACGTAAAACCTGAAAACAGAAAAGGACCTCCTAACCCTGAAAACGGTTGGGACTGCTCAACATTTACGCAATACGTGTACAAGCAGTTTGGCAAGTCTGTCCCCGGTTACTCAGACTCCTACTTAAATATAGGAACACCAGTTGACAGAGACGACTGGCAGCCCGGGGACCTACTGCTGTGGAAAACTCATGACGAAAAAAAGACAGGTCACGTCTCAATTTACGCTGGAAACAATGAGCACGTCCACGCGGCAAATCCTGACGATGGAACCGTCAGAGGCCCTATTAGCAGTTGGTACTCAAGCCGATACGTAGGCGCTCGACGAATTTCGGGTATTACAGAGTCACCCAGTGGCGTTGATATTGGGGGCTCAACCTCTTCAGACAAGCCTGTGCAGAACTTGCTGGCAGCGCCTGAAAAGAGTTCGGCAATACTTCCGTCTTCTGGTATCGGAGCCAAGGTTCAGTACGCCAATCAGTTCTCAACAGTGTCCTCAACCAGTCTGTCTGGATTTGGATCATCGACCCCGAGCATGGGCTCGTTCACAACCTCAAGTATCAATACGGGAAGTCTTGCCACAAATGCAAGTGTGCTCACAACCAATCTTGTATCTGTGTTTGAAGGTCTTGGAGCGGGATCTCCAAAAGTCAACGACACTAGAGCGGCAGATACCCCCGGAGGCCCATCCACTGACGGCAATGGGGGCGCTCCTTACTCAGGTAAGAAACCATCAGGAAGCCTCAGCAGTTGGCTTACCGCTGCAGGCTTTGTCGGAGAACGACATCGGGAGGCGTGGGCTATTGCTATGCGGGAATCCGGTGGAAACCCGACATCGCACAATAAAGTTCCGCCCGATGATTCATATGGCATATTTCAAATCAACATGCTGGGCAACCTCGAAGCGGAACGCAGCAGGAAGTTTCAACAGTACGTTCCCGGGTATCAAGCAAAAGAAGACCTCTTTGACCCGATGATCAATGCCCGTGCTGCGGCGTATATGTCGCAAAAGGGCAAAAACTGGGCATCATGGGTAAGCCCCCAGTACGGGAAAGCGGCTACCTACTACAAGGAGTACGAGACACGAGCGCAAAGTGCTTCACACGGAATGGAGACAGTATCCCGAGACGGTGCTGTCAACGTGCATCAAGGCGAGATGATTTTCCCTGCGGCTGTTGCTCAGGATTTTCGTGACGCGCTCCGGGAAGCCTTGAACGGTGGGGGATCAAAGCAGCCCGTGACGGTGAACTTGAACATAGAGCGTGCCTCTGATGATGAGGCAGAGCGCTTTGCTAACAAGGTCATTGCACTTTTAGAGAGTAAAGAGAGAGTCTCAAGAGTAGGTAGGTCATGAACACTTCCGACATTGTGAGTTTTGGATCACGCCCTTTGCTGCCTAGTTCTGCAACGACGTACTCTCAACAGCCAAAAGACGTTCTGTACACGAGACTTTTGGCTTCGCTCTCTTCAAGAGTGTGGGTTCAACCCACTAACTACGAAACCTATCTGTATGAATTTCCGGGGGATAGAACTACGGAGCGGTACATCAGGAACAGGACAGGTGCGTAAAGATGGCTCCAGAACCATTACCTAAAACGAGTAAACCAACCTCATACACAATCGAGTTTAACGCGCCCGCACTTATTAGCGCCGACGCAGAAACCACTCCCGGTCACGATGTTCTCTGGGACCGTGAGGGACGCCCCAATATGAACGACCCTAAGACATATGAACTTCTTAAAATGAGTAGGTCGCAAGTCTTGAACCGAAAAGGCTTCATAATTCCAGACACCTCTTTTCCTGAAGACTGGACTGAAAATGAAGATGACGAATACGTGGAGGGTGAGGGTGCTACCGGGGTGGACGAAGAGGAGCGTAAAAATTATTTGGTAACGGGGGGCCGTGCCGCAGCAGAAGAAATACAAAGAAGAAACCAAAGCACCCAAGAGACATCCTCCGGCACTACATCCACTGGCCCCAAACCTAATGCAGCAACCATAAACAATCTATTTCCTGATGGAAAGAAGTATGGCTTTAGGTTTATGTACAACCCTGTGACTCTCTCGTTTGAGACGGGTCTCATCCGAGGGGTAAACACGTCGTATATTTTTTCTGGCCAATCAACAGCACTTCCGTCTGGAATATCTAGCACGGGTGCCTCAATCGGAATGTCTTTTCCTATTAGCCGCGTGGACGATATGGGTGTTGTGCAGTCCGTCCTCAGTAGGCTCCGGGCTGGAGATCAAACGATTATTGGAAGCACTTACGGTTCGGTTGGGGCGCAGCAACTTCCAATATCTATTAAAGACGTCGCGGGCGTTAACTCTAGAGTTGACCTACTTGATATCTCTTCAATAGCCAAGCAGGGCACCATGTATGACCTTGACTACCTGTTCAGGACAATGCTTGGGCGTCAATGGAAGACAACCTACAGAGGTTTTACCGCAGATGTTGGTCTTGCATTTAGTGTCCCGTTGATGCTCTACTTAAGTAAGACAATGATTTACAGAGTACGTGTCGCCTCTGTCTCGTACACGCACATAATGTTCACGCCCGACATGATCCCTACCTACACCGAGGTCTCTCTGGGATTTGAAAGAATTCCCGACGTCATTGGTTGGGATACAGACAAGCCCGACAAGAGTTCTGAGTTTCAGCCGACGACAGGAGCGGCAGAAAGAAGGTTTGGGTACAGATGATAAGTACATCCAGCAGGTATGCGAACCAGCCAGTCACTTACTACTTAGACGGTCGCACACAGACAACTCGACCGACAGTAATGCGCGTCAATCCTTACGTACCTTCAGACTACCGAGTGAAAACGAGCACCAAGTGGCGAGAAGGTGTGCGTGTGGACAGGGTAGGTTCCCGTCTATTTGGTAAGCCTGACCGATGGTGGGTCTTTCTTGACGAAAACCCTGAGATTCTTGACCCTATGTCCATAACTGCGGGAACAACTGTGGTGTTTCCGTGAGCACTACTCTCTCAAGATCTGGAAGCGCTCCTAAACCAGTTAAGAAACACTTGGTTGGTGGTTTTGGGGCAACGTTTCCCTTAACCCCTTTTGAAAAAAATACTGTCACGTACAAAAGACTAGACGTTCATCAAAAAATTGGTGAGCACGATACGGCCGTCGTCCGAATTGCGTCCAAGCATCTGGACTGGTTTAACAAGTTGAGTTCAGGGACCCCTATAAAGATCATCTTCTGGTCTTCTAATAATAGGGACGACCGGGGGTACTTCTTTGGGTACGTGACGCATGTTCGACTGGTGTCTACTGAAGACAACAGATACGAGAGAGACGTGGTGTGTGTCGCTGCTTCACGTTCCTTGAGAGAAACTTCTCAGAAAACTTATACGAATAGAACTGCGGCTGAGATTGTTACTGACATCGGTGAGCGGTTTGGTTTTAGAGTTATTACTAAGCAACACGGATTGCGCAGGGCTACGGTGAGCCAAACGGGAGAGACATATTGGGAGTTTCTTAATAAACTTGCCAAGAGGTCTGGGTACATTCTGCGTGTCGAGGGAACAACCATGTTCTTCATGCCACTTTCTGACTACGCCAGAGCAAGTGTTAGTAGGGCCCCACTTCTCAGTGATTACGCGTGGGATAACACGTATCAGTACCCTGTCCCAACTGTCGAGCATGTAGATACGTGGGTGGGAGACACCTCAGACGACGAGGACCGGCTATCTGATCCTGCGGTCTTTGTTTCGGTGTCGCCCGAGACCAGTGAAGTAGAGTTTATCCGAAAGGCTCCCGAGTCGGTGATTTACCGTAATAAATCCAGTAGGTCAAAGTACGACAGGTTTATGGGGTCAAAATCTGTTGCCCACAGCAGGCAAGAGGCCGAGTTACTGGCCAAGGGAGCCTCGGAAAGTGGCCTCATGGCTATCGATGCTCGGGTACAAGCGTCGGGAAATTCCCTGTTTAGCCCGTACCGTACGGTGGAGTTGGCCTTGAAAGACCGCTCTCTTGGCGGGTACTGGCTGGTAAAAGAAGTTACGCACAGGATTAGCAGGGGAATCGACCCGACCTACACATGCGACCTCGTAGTGTCGACTGACTCGGTCAACGGCGTTCGGTACACACCTCGTAGCCGCAGACAGGCAACCCGCAACTACGAGACCGACCTTGTCGAGGGCTTTAGCAGCAACGAGGTGACCAAGACGAGGCTGCAGGCTGTTCGGACAGGATTCGTCGTGGGAACATCCAAAAAAGAGAGCCTCACGGGACGTTGGGTACATAGTTAAGACCACAAATAGCCATTGAATTGCGGAGAATGACCTTATGAAAGCCATTAGCCTACCTTTCCGACTCGATAGTTTCGGCAACGTTGCTACCTCAACGGACCTGCAAAAAATATGGGCGGACAAAGTCAGAACCGTAGTGTCTACGGCCCTTGGCGAGAGGGTGATGCGCAATGATTTCGGGTGCTCACTGCCAAACAACTTGTTTGATATTGCACTTGATGCTCCGGGCTTTGCTGACGGTCAGATTCAGGCCGCGTTCTTGGCATGGCTTCCCGAAGTTGATTTCGTCAGGACAGAACTTGAAGAGACAGAGTTTGGAACTGTGTCCTTGAACGTTATCTACCGTATCCCCAAGTTTGAAGAAACAAATTCAACGACGTACACCGTTTCGATCTGATAGGTACTTTTATGGCTGACACTGCTTTACCAATACAAGTTGACTACACGTCAAGGGATTACCAGTCCCTGCGGGACGACATGGTCTCTCGGGTTCAAGCAAAAATACCTGAGTGGGCAGGTGATGACCCCACAGATTTTGGGTTGGCGCTTGTTGAGGCGTTTGCATTCATGGGCGACCTTATGTCGTACTACATCGACCGTGCGGCCAATGAGTCTTCTCTTTCCACCGCTCGCAAGCGTTCCAACGTCATTGCACTGGCCAGAGATTTTGGGTACTCATTTGCGGGGTACTCCCCCGCCACGGTTGACGTGACCTTTGTTAATACGTCCACGCTGCCCATCTCTATTCCTGCAAAAACAGTGGTGTCGGCGCGTGTTTCCGTCAATGACCTCACTCTATCTATTCCATTTGAGACCGACGAAGAACTAACTATCGCTTCTGAAAGCACCGGCACAGTCTCTGCCGTTCAAGGGGTCACACAGGGAGGCGAACTTGGGTACGGTGAGGCTCTTGGTATCTCCTACGGGTCATCCGGTCAAATCTTTGAGGTCCCTGAATCTAACGTTCTAGCAAACTCCGTACAAGTGTACGTGTACGACGGGGTCAACTACATTCCGTGGAGGCGCGTTGACCACCTCTACGATTACTCACCGCTCTCACGCGTGTACACCGTTAGAGACACAGGATCAGAAGTGACCTACGTTGAATTTGGCGATGGTGTGTCGGGTCTTGTTCCGTCATCCGGTCACTACATATACGCGTCTTACAGGGTTGTCGACGGAATCTACGGAAACGTCCCGAGCGGAACTATCCGTGAAATCACTGCGATCCCCGGGGTGGAATCGTCAGGGCTTGCTGTTCTTATTGGCTCGCTCAGTGTCACAAACGACGCTGCGGCCACAGGAGGTACAGACCCTGAAGACACAGAATCCATTCGGTATAACGCTCGACAAGCCTACAGAACTGCAACACGAGCGGTCACTCTTGAGGACTATCAGAACATTGCACTGTCCCTATCGACTTGTGGGAAAGCAAGTGCGCAGGCTGAGATTGCAAACACAGTCTTACTTGCGGTGGCTCCGTACCGAAATACTGGATCGGCAGAGCAGCGCCCCGGATTTGAGTACAACGAGGCCACGTCCACTTGGGATGAAACCACAGAAATGACTGGCCTGATAAGCGAAGTCTCTGAGACAGTGGGCTTGGCATCTCTCGCGGGTTCGTCATTGACGGTATCCAGCCCTGTGTACACGCCACTTGAGATCTCCGTTGAAGTGGAGTCCATTGACTCTTTGCGTCAGGTCGACACCTTCCGTATCATCAAGCAGACACTTTTTGAACAGTTTGATTACGCAAGAATTCCTTTCGGAGCATCAATAGTCACCTCAGACATTGTTTCTGCGGTCGCCTCTCTAGGAGTCACCCGAGGGGTGTCTGTCACGGTTCTTAAAAGAGACTCAGACGTGGGAAGTTCAGGAACGCTAACGGCCGATCCCGATGAGATCTTTATTCTTCTTGACGACGGCCTCACGTTAACCGTCACAGGAGGTCTCGGGGCTTGATTTACAGGGCGATTGTTGCCGACAACAGGGACCCTAGTTCCCTAGGCAGGATTAAAGTCATGATCCCTGCCATGAGCGGCAACGCTATTACCGACTGGATCTGGCCAATTGTCAGTTCTGGGTACATAGTTGTCCCTGACGCGGGTGAGCAGGTCTGGGTCACCTACGAAAATGGCGACAAGGACTTCCCTGTCTGGATGGGTATGACCAAGATCAATGACGGATACGCCCTACTACAGCAGATCTCAGAGTTGGCTGCTCGGGTCGCTGCTCTGGAAGGTCTGTAGGTCCAACATAAAGGTTGATTTAACCCAGACCTCGACGCGTGGACGAGCCACAATTAAGACGACGTAAGGAAGGTGCCTATGCCTGCAATTTTTCCGGGTTCTGTTCGGGTTTTCACGACCAAGGTGGACCTTGTTGATACCGTCATGGCCAGCCATGTCAACCTGCTTCAGGACGAGGTTACCGCCGTCCAGATTGCTCTTGGAACCACTCTGCTCTCCTCGACGTGGTCAGGAACATACTCGAACCCCACTGCATACACGAACCTCTCCAGCCGGTTGTCTAACATCGAAGCGGGTGTTAAGTCAGCCAACACGACAATCTCTGCGGTTTCCGGCACCGTCGTGGGAACTACAGACTCTCAGACTTTGACCAACAAGATCATAAACTCGGCAAACAACACGATGACAGTTGCTCAGTCGGCAGTTACGGGTCTTACCAGTGACCTTGCTGCTAAAGCACCTAGCGCGGGGGCGACCTTCACAGGGACGATCACACTTCCTTCAACAACATCAATAGGTTCGGTATCGTCAACTGAACTTGGGTACCTCGACGGGGTCACCAGTTCCCTCCAGACCCAGATCAACACCAAGGCACCCAGCGCTAGCCCTACCTTTACTGGAACCGTCGCCCTACCAACAGCGACATCTATCGGGGTCGTATCGTCAACTGAACTTGGCTATATCGACGGTGTTACCAGTGCTATTCAGACCCAGTTGAACGCTAAAGCGCCAATCGCAAGCCCTACGTTCACAGGTACCACAACCGTCGTGTCACCTACCGCGACCGGCTCTAAGGGAGCACGTCAAATTACGATCTCTACCGCCGACCCATCTGGCGGCGCCGATGGTGATCTCTGGATCAAGTACGTCTAATGTCAGGAGTAA